TAGACAAGCGTATATCGGCGATAAGGCGTGCCATAGAAAAATGCTATGCAAGGGCTGAGAGTACATCGCCGCAAAGCTCCGATATACCGCCCAGCTTTACAGGAGGCACGTCAAGAAAGATAGAAGACAGCGTTGTGATGATAGCGGACTATAAGACGGAGCTTGAAAAGCTTTGCAAAAGTTACGAACAGATGTCATACAATGTATTGTGTATCACGGACAGTATGCCTGACAGCAGACTTGCGGCGTTGATAATCAACAAATACATAAACGGAATGTCATGGGAACGAACAGCTGAGGCTCTTGACCGTGAGGCGAATTACACTCGCAAGGTGCTTGGTCCAAATGCGATAAAAATGTTCAAGAAATTTTATCAGACACCCGAAAAAGCCCTTGTATCACCCCTGTCAAGAGAGTATAATGATAATATGCCATAACGGCAAAAATTTCTTTGCGGACCTCCATAAAAAAGTCCGACGGGGCGAAAGCTCCGTATGCAGGTCGAGAGCGAGCCACCGCTCAGATCTGCTCCAACATTTACTTAACTCCTTATAATATATTTGCGAGAGGCACTCCTATGGGGGTGTCTTTTGCGTTTAGTACTTACTAATTCGTAGAAACAATGATCAAAAGCATTGACAAAATGAATTTATTTATGGTTAATAAATTCATATAAGCTGAAATATTTTCATATCTATATGCATATGACAGATGTATTTTAAAACTTATGGTTGACAACACTACGGCATTATGGTATAATATATAAGATTATTGCAATTAAAAATTGCGATGGTTAGACACAATGATTGAGAGTGTACAATAAGTAGTAAATAAAAAAAGAAGGCAGTTGGTGGCTACCTTCTTTTTGGGGCTTGTCTTATTTTGAATTAAACATCAAGTTAGTGATAACTGCTATGATTACATCAATGGTTGCTTCTGGGAAGATACGCAATGTGAAACAAATCACTAGTGTAAGAATAGACACTTCAAGCGAGCTATACATCCTACTACTCGATGAGCGGTTGTTTCTATCGCTCATATTATACACTCTCCTTTCTTGGTATTATTTTCTTTTAAAACTTGTCCTATTGCCTCACATTTAGTTCGGCTTGGTTTTAAATTGGTTATAAAAAAAGTACAAGTGGAAATACACTCCCACTTGTACTAACTTGCAACTCGAATACTGTGTCAAACAGTTGCTAAGTGATAAAGTTTGACACAATTTGGCTATTTGTGTGCAACAAAAATATAGTAGGATGTAGGTGCGATATATTCAATATCATTTTGAGTATTAACATTCTGATTTCCTCGTCAAATTTAAGGGCTTATTTTTTACAGTCTAGTCGCCATTTGTTATTTAAATTACGGTTGGTTTATTTTATTTGCAGTGTACTGCCATCCATGTATTATACATGATACATGGATTTTTTGGCCTTTTTATAAATAATATATTAACATTGTTTAAAGAATTGTCAGTTGGTTGAAATTTAACTTTTCATTAAATTTATATTTGTCGGTTTTATTATATCAGAGTATTTCCGTTAATATTGCGAAAATGAGTTTGGTAGCTTACCAGGCTCATTTTTTTTATAAATAAATTAGTTAATCGAGGTGAGGTGAATGCCGAATGAACAGAATTTAATACCTGGAGGATATGAGTTAACAGTCGAAGAACAGTCGAAAGGCGGTAAAAAATCAGGCGAAGTCCGCAGACGTAAAAAGACTATGAAACAGGTAATGGACTTCCTGCTTGAACAGCCTGCCAATACCAGAGCGGACTATGAGTTCCTCGTTGAGCAGGGCATTGACCTCAACAGCCTTGACCCTGACTTCATCAATAATATGCTTATTGTGAATGCGGCTCTTATGGCAAGGGCTAAGCAAGGGGACGTTGCGGCGGTGAAAGAACTGCGTGACATTATCCGTGATGACGATATGCTCAAGCATAAGATAAAATACGATAACGCAAGGCTCAGGCTTGAAAAACAAAAGCTTGAGCCTGTTTCTATGCCAGATAAGGTGTACAGCGGTATCCCTGCGAGCCTTGTCGCTCCTGCGTTCTCGCCTGTCCTGTTCGATATTGCAGAGCAGGAACATTCCGAGTATGTTTTCCCTGGCGGACGTGGTTCGACTAAATCTTCATTCTGCGGTCTGAACGTTATCGACCTGCTTATGAAGAACGAGAATATGCACGCCTGTATTCTTCGTGCTGTGGCGAATACACTTAAAGACAGCGTTTATTCTCAGATACTTTGGGCAATATCTGCACTTGGTCTTGATGATGAGTTTGCCTGTACAAAGTCGCCCCTTGAAATAACACGCATTTCAACAGGGCAGAAAATATACTTTCGTGGTGCTGATGACCCGTACAAGATGAAGTCTATCAAGCCTCCTTTTGGCTATATCGGCATCGTGTGGTTTGAGGAGCTTGACCAGTTCGGCGGTGAAGAAGCTGTGCGAACGATAGAACAGTCTGTTATAAGAGGCGGCGAGAGAGCATATAAGTTCAAGTCTTTCAACCCTCCGAAGTCAGCTCAGAACTGGGCGAATAAGTACATCAAAGTGCCGAGAACGGACAGACTCGTTACCGAAAGCACTTATCTAACTGTGCCGAAAAAGTGGCTTGGCAAGCCTTTTCTTGATGACGCCGAATTTCTCAAAGAAACTAATCCCACTGCCTATGAGAACGAGTATATGGGCATTGCAAACGGTACGGGCGGCAATGTTTTCGACAACGTCCTCATAAGAGAGATAGCCGACGACGAGATAGCACAGTTCGATAACATCTATAACGGCGTTGACTGGGGCTGGTATCCCGACCTTTACGCTTTCGTCAGAGTACATTATGCCCCTGCTCAGCACACGCTGTTCATATGGCAGGAGTACACCTGCAACAAGACAAAGAACATTGATACCGCAAAGCATTTGCTGGAGCTTGGTATCACGGCAAATGACCTTATCACCTGCGACAGTGCAGAGAATAAGTCTGTTGAGGATTACAGAGCATACGGATTGCTTGCAAGAGGTGCAGAGAAAGGTCCTAATAGCAGGGAGTATTCATATAAGTGGCTGCAATCTCTGCGAAGTATCGTTATAGATAACAAGCGTTGTCCTGTGGCTTGCGAGGAGTTCATCAACTGCGAATATGACCGGGATAAAGAGGGCAATGTTATAAGCGGCTATCCCGACGGCGATGACCACGTTATCGACGCCGTTCGGTATGCAATGGAAAGAGTATGGAAAAGGCGGGGTCAGTAAGCTATGGGCATTATTTCAAAAATAAGGGAGTGGATAAGCAGAATGCTTTCAAAGTCAGATATAAAGGGCGTTTACGGTATTGATATCGCCGTGACGGACAGTATGATAAGAGATATCGACAAGTGGGACAGAATGTATGCAGGCAATGCAGCACCCAAGGGAGTTCACTCTCTGCGGCTTGAACGCGCTGTTGTGAGGGAGTTTGCAAACACGGCTATCAATGAAATGGCCTTGAAAGTTTCCAATGATAAGCTTGATGCCATAATGAAAAAAGCCCTTGAAAACCTCAACAAAAATCTGCAAAGAGGTCTTGCAACAGGAGCAATGATAATAAAGCCGTTGGGTACTGATAAGGTGCAGTATGTTCCGCAGTCGCAGTTCATTCCTGTGGAGTATGACGTGAACGGCAGGCTTATAAAGGTCATTTTCCCTGAGATAAAACGCATGGGCGATAATGATTACCGCATAAGGCTTGAATATCACGCTCTGGACTATGAAAAAGGGCTGACTATCACAAACAGGGCTTTTCGCTCCAATGACGGCGTGTCTCTTGGTGCTGAGATACCTCTCACGGCTGTTTCAGAGTGGGCGGAGCTTATCCCTAAGATAGCCTATCCCCTTATGCTGCGACCCTCTTTCGGCTATTATGTCAACCCTATCGACAATACAGTTGATGGTTCACATTCAGGCGTATCAGTGTTTGCAGGTGCGGAAGAAGTCATAAGAAAAGCTGATATCCAATTTGGCAGGCTCGATTGGGAGTTTGAATCAGGAGAGCGTGCAATAGACGTTGACGAAGCTGTGTTAAGACCTGTTACAGACCCGTTCACAGGTAAGAAGCGTGCAGAAATGCCTAAGCTCAATGAACGGCTTTTCAGAGGGGTAAACGTGTCGGCTGGCACGAGCGGTGACTTTTATCACGAGTTCTCACCGCAGTTAAGGCAGGCGGATTTTATCGCAGGACTTGAAGAATACAAGCGTGAGATAGAGTTTGCTGTGGGGCTGTCCTATGGTGATATCTCAAACCCTCAGACAGTTGATAAGACGGCAACGGAGATAAAGTCCTCAAAGCAGAGAAAGTTCGATACTGTCACGGCGATACAGAATAATCTCCGTGTCTGCCTTGAAGACCTGTGCTATTCGCTGGCGTTTTATAATGGGCTTACTCAAAGCGGTTATGAGCTGTCTGTGAACTTCGAGGACAGTATCCTTGCTGATGATGAAACAAAGCGTGCAAGCGATCGTCAGGACGTTTCTATGGGCATTATGCCACTGTGGGAATACCGAATGAAATGGTATGGTGAGGACGAGGAAACGGCTAAGAAAATGACCTCCGACAGCACCGCAGAGGTGATAGAATAATGCTCAAAGCAAGCGAGATAGAGCGAGTTTCAATGGCGCTTGACAAGCCACTGCGTGACCTTGAAATGCAGATAATGGAGGATATCGTCCGCAGGATAAAGATAAACGGTGAGATAACACGTTCAGCGGATTGGCAGATATACAGGCTTCACGAGCTTGGAATGAGCAAGCGTGAGATAAAGAAAGCCATAGCCGATAACCTTGACCTCTCCAAAGCTGAGATAAAGCATCTGTTCAAAGATATCCTGCGAAAAGGCTATGAATGGGACGATAGCATATACAAGACAAAAGGCAAAGCACGGATACCCCTTGAAGAAAATGAGGGTCTGCAAAGGTTGCTGTCGGCTGTATCGGAGCAGACTTCGGGGGAGCTTAAAAACATATCTCAGTCACTCGGATTTGCAGTAAAACAGCCTGACGGCAAGCTGAAATTCACGCAGGCGGCTGACTTCTATCAGCAGAGCCTTGACAACGCCATAATGGGCATAGCAAGCGGAGCGTTCGATTATAACACGGTCATAAAGAAAGTCATTTCGGATATGACGAACTCAGGTCTGCGTACTGTGGACTATGCCACAGGCTGGAGCAACAGAGCAGACGTAGCCGCAAGGCGATCGGTGATGACAGGGCTTTCACAGCTAACCGCAAAAATGAATGAGGACAACGCCAAAGAGCTTGGCACAGACTATTTTGAAGTCACTTGGCACAGCGGAGCAAGACCCTCTCATCAAGAATGGCAGGGCAAGGTCTACAGCAAAAAAGAACTTGAAACTATCTGCGGTCTTGGTACTGTGACAGGTCTGTGCGGTGCGAATTGCTATCACGATTATTACCCCTTTATCCCCGGCATATCTGAGCGTTCCTATACAGATGAGGAGCTTGCACAGATGAATGCAGAGGAGAACAAGCCTGTTAAGTACGTTGATAAAGAGTACACAAAGTATGAAGCTTTACAGCGACAAAGAAAGCTTGAAACTGCAATGAGAGCTCAGCGACAGAAGATACATCTTCTTGAAGAGGCAGGTGCCGATGAGGAAGATATCATCAACGCACGCAGCCGATATCGTGGCACTTCCCAGGAGTATACAAGGTTTTCAAAAGCAATGGGTCTGCCTCAGCAAAGAGAGCGTGTGAACGCCGACGGACTGGGGAATATCGGGGTGGGAAAAACCAAGATAGACTTGACGCAAAAAGATTATAGTGATATAATTGATATGAAAGGTAAGATGTCTGATATAGACGTGCGAAAGTGGTATAGACACCACAACAAAAATATCCCTCAGCTTATCGACAAAAGCAAGTCTATTGAAGAACAGGCAAGGCAAGCTTGTGAACTGCGTAACAAGTATCGCTTTCAGGCCAGAGAGTTAATGGAAAATCAAAAAGCTCGTAAAACCCTTGACCAGACCGAACCTATCATTTCTTTTGAAGACTTGGTATCAAATAAAATGGTACGAAAAAACATGAGCAGAGAAGAAGCTGTAGCAGACACTTTGAAGACCGCTGTAAAAACACGAAGGTCAGTAGATAAAAGGTATGGATTGGATGATCAGCAATGAAAAAATATGAATACAATATTTGCACGGCTGCGGACAAAGAAATTTTTGAAAAGCAATGTGCGGCATTGGAAAAGCATATCCCAGGCATTGAACGGTCCGATATGCTGACAGATGTTGACGGCTCACAAACGCAGATATATGAATTAAACGGAAAGAAGATAATCGTACACAACAGTTATTATATTGACGCTGTGTACATTGATTCAGAAGTTGAACTTACAGAGTATTTCAAATGATAATTTTACCGCTTGACTAAGGTCGGGCGGTATTTTTATACCCAAATAACGGAACTAAGCACCTTAACGGGTGCTTTTTTCATACCATTTCGTCCTTGATATGACGTTAAACTGTCAGACTTTCACACCGCAGACAGAGCGGTATATAAGCTATGTAGAAAGGACAAACATATGAAGAACATTTTTGAGATCCTTGCCTCTCTGGGTATCGTTATCCCTGAGGACAAGAAACAGGACATCACAAAACAGGTGGCAGAGAATTATAAGACTGTGGCTGAGTTTGAAAAGGTGAAAAGCCGCCTTGAGGTGGAGCGTGATAACTATAAGGACAGCCTTGATACCGCTCAGAACTCTCTCAAAGAATTTGAGGGCGTGGACGTCAAGGAGCTTAACGGCAAAGTCGCACAGCTCACCGCTGACCTTGCTAAGAAAGATACCGAGTATCAGGCGAAGATATCTGATATGGAGTTTGACGCTACCCTTGATAACGCTATCTCGGCAAGCAAGGCAAGAAACGTCAAGGCTCTTAAAGCTTTGCTTGATGTGGAAACTCTCAAAGCTTCCAAAAATCAGGCTGAGGATATCAAGACGGCTATCGAGAACGTGAAGAAAGATAACGATTATCTTTTTGAAAGTTCCGAGCCTATCAAGAACCCGGTCGCTCCCACAGGCACGCCTGCCGCAGGTGAAGTGAGCAAGGAAACCTTTGCAAAAATGGGGTATATGCAGAGGTTGGAACTTAAACGAACAGACCCCGAAAAATACGAACAGTTGAAAGGATAGGATATTATGAAAATGACAAATGGCATTAGAATTTCTATGCAGTATTTCGCAGAGCCGACAAAGATCACCGACCTTATCGATCCTGAGGTAATGAGTGATATGATCGACGCAAAGATAGAGTCTAAGATAACTGTATCTCCCTTTGCGAAGATAGACAGAACGCTCGTTGGCGTGCCTGGCGATACTATCACAGTGCCGCAGTATAAGTATATCGGCGACGCAGTTGATGTTGCAGAGGGCGTTGAAGCCGAAACTGTCAAGCTTGAAACAGACTCCACTCAGGCTAAGGTAAAGAAAGCCATGAAAGCGGTGGAGATAACTGATGAAGCACTTCTCAGCGGCTATGGAAACCCTGCAGGTCAGGCGACTTCACAGCTTGCAATGTCTATCGCTTCTAAGGTGGACGCAGACAGCATGGACGCACTTATGAAAGCTCAGCTCATCTATGACGGCTCGGCTTCTGCTATCTCTTACAGCGGCATTGTTGACGCTGTTGACAAGTTCAATGAGGAGCTGAACACCGAAAAGGCTATGTTTATTAATCCTCATCAGAACTCACAGCTTAGAAAGGACCCGAACTTCATTTCAGCAGATAAGTATGACGGCAATGTGATCATGACAGGCGAGATAGGCAAAATAGCGAACTGCCGTATCGTTCCGTCAAAGAAGGTTTCACTTAACGAGGCTATCCCAGAACAGTATGTGAGAGTTGACAGCGATGCAGAGGGTGCAAAGGAAGTTGTTGCAGACAGCACAGCTTCACCAACTGCTTCACAGATAAAGCTCGGCTCAGTAACGCCTTGTGCAGATGGCTACGCTCCAAAGGCGGGTGACTATGTTGTAAAGAACGCCGCTGTCAAGGCTGGCACTTTCTACATATGCCCTATCATCAAGCTCAACGCTGATACTGAAACAGAGGACGAAACATCAGCTCTGACTATCTACCTCAAGCGTGACACCAACGTTGAAACAGAGAGAAGAAGCACAAAGCGCTGCACAGATATATCTGCTGACAAGCATTACACTGTGGCTATCTCAGATCAGTCAAAGGTAGTGCTTGCAAGATTCAAGAAGTAAAGAGGTGCGGCAGTATGAAAGCATATGCAAACGAGAGCTATTATATAGGCGTTTATCTTTGCGGCAAAGAGCCTGACATATCTGCCGCTTTTGACTTCTATGCAATGCAAGCCACAAGCCTTATGAAGCAATATACCCTTGATAACGTTGACGAGAACGATATCCCCGAAGAAGTGAAAATGTGCTGCTGCGAGCTTGCGGAGCATATCTTCAAGGCAGAGCAGGAGGGCGGCACTCAGGGGGTATCTTCCGAAAGCGTTGGGGGCTGGTCAAAGTCATATGAAAGCTCAGATATCCGCAGGCAGAACGCTGACAGAACCGTTCACGATATCGTGTACAAATGGCTCAGCGGAACAGGGCTGCTTTACAGAGGGGTGAGATAAATGCTTGCAAACAGCGATTGCACAGTGTATCTTTTCGATAAACAAACAGGGGGCTTTGTGCGAAAGTATGCGAAGAAAGTTTACTGGTGTGAGAACAGGTCGGGAAGTATCGTGAAAAGCGGTATGCAGACCTCAGACAGCACAAGGGTGTATTTCTATGACGATAATGTGCCGAAAACACCTGCAAAGGATATGCTTGTGAGAGGAAAATGCGAGTTTGAGTTCGATAATCAAACGCCGCAGAGCATATCTGAGAGCATGAAAATCTTCCGTGCGGAGTATGACTTTGTTACGGTAATGAGCATTGATGATTATATGTTCGGCGGTCTGCCACATATGGAGGTGAGCGTAAAATGAAGATAGGTCAGCCTATGGACAGCAGGGCTATCACTTGGGATAAGTCCTTTGCAGGCAAGTATTCAGAACGCTTTGATAAGGCTCAAAAGTTCATTGACGCCGAGTGCATAAGGCATATGGTGAAGTATACACCTACCCTCAGCACTAATCTGAGAAAGTCTGCCACGAGAGGCACAAAAATAGGCAGCGGCAAGATACAGTATCTTGCACCTTACGCACGCTATCAGTATTACGGCAAGCTTATGGTATCATCTGTTACAGGCTCGGCATACGCCCGGCATGGAGAAAAGAAAGTGCTGACGGACAAAGACCTTGTTTACAGCACTTTTAAAGAGCCACTTGCCGGTAAGCTTTGGTTTGAGCGAATGAAAGCCGACAAGAAACAGCAAATACTCAGAGGAGCGGCGGCGATAATAGGAGGCAAAGCGAAATGAACATAATCGAGCTTGTGAAAGATATCTTGCAGCAGTTTCCGAAAATATCGGAGGTTTGCAACGATATCCATATCGACTTTACCGATGATACGCCAACAAATTACGGCTTGTCCTCAACAGGCGACAGCCTTATAAGCTCTGATATTCTGGGCGGTCAGACAAGACAGCATAACTTCATTCTCTATGCTGTGTATCAGTCTATGAACGACTTTGACAGAATGTCAAACAGCGGCGTACTGCTTGAATTGCAGATGTGGCTTGAAAGCTATGCAGACAAGCACCGAGATACCACGTTCACTACCATAACAGATGACGAGGAAAGGACAGGCGTTCTTGAAAAGCTCACCTGTGCAAATGGAATGATATACGCAATACCAAATGAAAATACGAACGATACTGTGCAGTATCAATTGCAGATAGCGGCACAGTATCAGATATAAAAGGAGGAAAACATATGCCTGATTATTCATACAAGAGTGGAAAGCTCAACAGAAGTCATCTTCTGCATTATCTTGACACTACATTCGCAGCGGTCGCTTCATCACCAAGCTGGTATCTTCTCGGCAAGGACGTTGAGGACGCAAGTGTGGCACTCAATCCTGACACTTCCACAAAGAAGAATATCCTTGATGAAACCACAGTTGAGGACAACGGCTATGAGCCTGAGTTCGACCTTGACACATTCTATGCAAAGCCCGGTGACGCACTTTACGAAAAGCTCAAGGATATCATGATGAATCGTCTTACCGGTGACGCCTGCAAGACAAGCGTGCTTGAAGTTATCGTTGACAAGACCACAGGTGCGTATGACGCTTGGACGGAAGATATCATCGTCAAGCCGCAGTCATATGGCGGACCACAGGGGGGCGTAAATATCCCGTTCAACTGCACTTTTGCAGGAAACAGAGTGAAAGGCTCTGTCACCTTTGCGGCAGGCGTGCCAACGTTTGCAAAGGCTACGGAAGAATAAACTATATGACAAACATATGAAAGCACTTCGTTCAGAGCGGAGTGCTTTTTGTTTGCCATAATACAGAAAGGATGATAAAAATGTCAATGCAGTCAATAGATTTTAACAGCGGCAATTACAAAGAGTACGCTATAAACGGTGACGAGAACAGAGTGATAAGGATAAACGTGTCAGACGTTGGTATCATCACTAGGATACAGGACGCTATGAGTAAGGTTGACAATATCGCAGAAGAAGTGTCAGAACGTGAGAAGAATGAGGACAGAACTCAGCTTCTCAAAGAGTATGACCAGCGTGCAAGAGAAATGGTCAATGACATATTTGGAACGGATGTGTGTACGGCGGCGCTCGGAAGCGTGAACGTGTTCTCTGTGGCTTCAAACGGCAAGCCTGTGCTTGTGAACTTCCTTGAAGCGCTTCTTATTGTGGTGGTGCAGGAGATAAAGTCAGCACAGACTGCGGCTCAGATAAAGCTCGAAGAAAAGGTGGAGAAGTACATAGCTCCCGTTGTTGCTCAGCCCGCGGTCAACGTGGCGGAGCTTTCTGACGAGGACAAAAAGGCTCTGCTCAGGGAGCTGCTGAAATGATAGGCTCTTTGCCAACAGCCCTTGAAATAGACGGCAGAGAGTATGCCATACGCTCAGATTTTCGGGTCATACTGCGGATCTATTCAGCCTTTGCAGACCCTGAACTTGACGAGCGTGAAAAGTGCTATGTGTGTCTTAAATGTCTTTACGCTGAGGATATTCCACGAGAACATTTGCAGGAGGCTGTCAACAAGGCTTATTGGTTTGTGGGCGGTGGAGATGTTCCGCAGGAGAGCGTTCAGCCTGCAAAGACTATTGATTGGGAGCAGGATGAGAGTATTATTTTTCCTGCGGTGAACAAGGCGGCAGGTTTTGAAACGAGGACGATAAAATATCTTCATTGGTGGACTTTTCTTGGCTATTTCAATGAGATAGGCGAGGGGCTTTTTTCGTCTGTTATAGGCATACGGCAAAAGCTTAACAAGGGCAAAAAGCTTGAAAAATACGAGCAGGAGTTTTACAGAAACCACCGCAATATGATAGACCTTAAACGAAAGCTCTCAGCAGAAGAGCAGAGGGCTGAAAACGAGGACAAAGAGTTTCTGAAACAACTGACGGGAGGTGAATGACAATGGCTGACGGATGCTTGAATTTTGACACCAACATAAACAAAGAGGGCTTTGAAAAGGGCTTGAAAAGCCTTTCCGATATGGTGGGGGATATCAAGCCAAAGCTTAAAAGCCTTGCAATGGCTGTGACGGCAGCATTCTCCGTCAAGAAGCTTGTGGACTTCGGCAGGCAATCCATAGAAACAGCCTCAGACCTTGCGGAAGTTCAGAACGTTGTCGATACGGCTTTCGGAGAGTCCAAGCAGAAAATGGAGGACTTCGCTGACACGGCTGTTAAGACCTACGGCATTTCAAAGCTTACCGCAAAGCAGACGGGCTCAAACTTCATGGCTATGGCGGCAGGAATGGGGCTTGCCAATGACAGTGCAAGCGATATGGCTATGGCTCTTACGGGGCTGTCTGCGGATATGGCTTCGTTTTATAACGTTGGTCAGGACGTGGCAAGCACGGCTCTGAAATCAATTTTTACAGGCGAAACTGAGACCCTCAAGCAGTTCGGTATCGTTATGACGGACGCCAACTTGCAGGCATATGCGCTTTCAAAGGGTATAACGAAGTCAACTGCCGATATGTCGCAGGCTGAAAAAGTTCAACTGAGATACAACTACGTTATGTCACAAACGGCTCTTGCGCAGGGCGACTTTGCAAAGACTTCCGACAGCTGGGCAAACCAAACTAGAATACTCTCTGAACAATGGAAAGAGTTCGGAGCAACTATCGGCACTGTGCTGATGAACGTTCTTCTGCCTGCTGTCAAGGCGATCAATAGCGTGCTTTCACAGCTTATATCTTTGGCACATGGGGCAGCGAGGGCACTTTCAGAGGCGTTCGGCTTTGAACTAAGCAACAGTGCAGACGAGGCTCAAAGCATAGTGAAAAGCACCTCTCAGGCGGCGGATAATTACAGCGATATAGCCGACAATGCACAACAGACTCAGGAGGCACAGGAAGGATCTCTTGCAAGCTTTGACCAGATGAACAAGCTGAATGATGAGAGCAAGTCAGACAGCACTGGGGTCAGCGGAGCTGGGGAGATAATGCAGCCTTCCGGGACTAGCGTTGAGGTGGATACGGGAAAGGCAGATAAAAAGCTGTCTGACTTTTTCAAATCAGCAAGAACTCAGTTTGAAAAGCTTGCAGACTATCTTGATAAGAATTTTAAGCCTATTTTCGCTGATATATGGAGCGGACTTGAAAGAGAGAGCATTGAACTTGCTCAGATACTCGGCGGAGTTTTCAGCGATATAAAGTCGCTTTCCGAACCGCTCAAAGCTTATTTTATAAACGATTTTACTCCGCTTATGCAGACCGCTTTCAGCACGCTTGGCAAGATAGGCATAGGACTTTTTGACAGCTTCAATAAGGTGTTTTCTGATATCTGGAATGTGGCAGTGTTCCCTATACTGCAAAACTTTCTCACTGTAGGATTACCCCTAATGGCGGATTTTGGCACGCAGACATGGAACACGCTAGGCGTACTGTTTGACAACATAAAAGAGATCTTCGATACCTTGTGGAACGGCGTTGCACAGCCTGTGTTGAACGCCTTGAAAACACTGTGGTGCGATACTTGGCAGAGCATTTCAGACTTTTGGAACGAGTGGGGACAGCCTATATTTGACGGCATAAACGAGGGTATAACCACCACAAAGAACGTATTCCTTACCCTGTGGGAAACAGTCTTGAAACCTGTGTTTGACAAGCTCATGGACGTGGCTGACAGCGTTTGGACGGAGCACTTGAAACCTCTGCTTGATGAGTTTCTCGACTTTGTTGGAACACTTATCACGAGCGTTCTGAGCATTTACAACAAAGCCATAGCACCTGTTGTGAATTGGCTTGTGAGCATACTCGGACCGATAGTCAGCAGTGTGCTTGGTAAGATAATAAAGATAGTGGGCAATGTCATAAGCAATATAATTGACGCCGTGAAGAACATCATTTCAGCACTTAAAGGCGTTGTGCTGTTCATAGTGGGAGTGTTCACCGGTGATTGGAAAAAAGCTTGGCAGGGTGTAAAGAAGATTTTCAAAGGCGTATGGGACGCACTTGTTGACATAGCAAAAACACCTATTAATTTGATAATCGGGCTTATAAATGGTCTGACAGGTGCAGTTGAGGACGCTTTGAATTGGATAATCGACGGCATAAACGAGCTGAGCTTCACGACTCCTGATTGGCTTCCCGGTGATCTTGGCGGTCAGACATTTGGCTTTGACCTAAGCCAAATTGATATCCCCGAAATACCCAAACTTGCTCAAGGTGCAGTGATACCGCCGAACTCTGAATTCCTTGCAGTTCTGGGCGATCAGAAGCGTGGCACGAATATCGAAGCACCGCTGGATACTATCACACAGGCTGTTTTGCAGGCTCTTGTGTCTTACGGTGGAGCAGGCGGAAATCAGAAGATAAGCGTTACCATACCGCTGACTCTCAACGGCAGGACTATCACACAGATAGTTATTGATGATATCAACGACTATATCAAGCGCAACGGCAGGTCGCCAATAAGGGCATAGGAGGTGCAGAAAATGAAAAGCAGAGGACTTATATTCGGCAGCGAAAGGGTCGCCACACCTGCGGAAGTCAGTTTTACAAACAACAAGATATGGTCGAACAATGCAGGGCGGACGGCTAACTGCAAAATGGTGGGCGATATAAGAGCCATAAAGAAAACTGTCACGCTGAAATGGTATCATCTCACAGGCGAGGAGACGGCAAAACTCAATGAGTATATCTCCAACGTTAACAGTCCGTTTTTCAGTATCACGCTCCTTGATGAGACATTTCAGGAAAGCACTTTTGACGTTTATGCAGGCGACCCAACTTATGAGGTTTTCGGCTGGGACGAGAACAAGCAGTTCTGCAAAGGCGTTGCGGTGGACTTGATAATGCAGTAAGGGGGCGTTTGAATGTACAAAACGGGGGAGCTTGTGGCACAGCGTATCGAGAGCTATTGCCGTACTTGGCGGCTGTGGATAGAGAATGCAGAGGGCGTTATATCAGGTGACAGCATTATGTCAGCTGATAGCTCCATGCAGGCAACATCACTTTCAGACGACATTGAGCTGGGTGCCGTGTGTTCGCAATCGTGGAACATGACCATAAGTGACACTGAAACAGCGTTTCTCGGCAAAGAGTATGACACCTATCTGTATCTCGTAGACTACGAAACTAGCGACATACTTGCAGACGAAAAGATACCAATGGGGCGTTTCACCTGCGTTAAGTCGAAAAAGTCGGGCGACGGCGTCCAGCTGACAATGGCGGACAGGCTGTACTTTTCGGACAAACCATATGTGCCGCATATCCCTATGCCAAACTGGAATAAAGCAGTCGAGGACGACATTTGCAGACAATTAGGATTGCAGAACGGCAATGACTATACAGAGGTGCGACTGCTGCGTGACAAGAACGGCAGAAGGT